AATTGGTACATGGGAAGGTTCTACTTTATCATATCAATCAACCGATAGCTCAGTATTAAATTACATATCAGATTCTAAACAATCACTTTCACTAAATACAAATTGGTTGACAGAAGATTGGAATGAAATATTAAAACAATTATTAGTTTCAGATGAACTATATTGGGTTGATACTAAATTTAATGTATTAAGACCTGTAACGATAGCGACACAGGGTATGACATTTAAAACAGGTGTTGTAGATAAATTAATTCAATATCAATTTGAATTTAATTTTGGTCAAAGCTATAAATTAATACTATAATGGGAGTAATTAGTACACAATCGTTTACTTTTCGATTAGTTGCCAATGGGCAACAATTAGATTTATTCGCAGATGAGGATATTAAGTTATCAAATAACGTAACAGGTTTATTTGATATCGGAGTATTACCATCTGATTTTACTCGTCAAATTACTTTGCCAGGTACAAAGGTAAACAATGCTTTTTTTGAGCACGTTTATGATATTAGTATCGATTCACCTTTCTTATTCGCAACAAACATAAAGGTGCCGGCATATTTTGATTTTGATTCAGTATATCTTTCAAATGGATATCTTCAACTTAACAAAGTAAATGTTCTTGCTAATAAATTTATTGATTCATATGAAGTTACTGTATATGGTACACTATCTTCATTTGGTAGAGATGTTAATAGAGATTTCTTAACTAATCTAACTTCTTTAGCAAAATTCAATCACACTGCATCTTTAGATAATATTTCAGCAAGTTGGAATGGTAATCTTTTCAATGGTGATATAGTTTATCCTTTAGCAGATTATGGTACGGGGTATCAATACGCATCAGGCGATTTACAAACATTTGGAATGAATGACCAAGAGGGAGCATTGACTGTGCAAAACTTTAAACCTGCAATCAGAGCAAGAGCTGTAATGGATGCTATATTTGAAGAAGCAGGATACACATATTCTTCATCATTTATGAATGAACCATTTATGGATGATGTATATATGATTTGTAATCATTCTTTAAAGTATCCTGAATTTGATGGTATTGATATGGAAACATATGGTAAAATTAAAATAGGGGCAATTAGTGGTAGTGGAATGACAGATGTTCTTATGCCATCAAATACTTTTGTTACTTTGCCTTGGTATAATAGTTTATCAGACCCACAAGGATTTTATCAGAATGGTGCATATAGAGTAGAGAAAACAACTAATTTAGAAGGTATTCTTAATCTTAATCTAAATGTAAGTTGTTCAGTAAATAACATACCTGGAACTTTTAGTGCAAATGGTACGTTCCAATTACAATTGGCAGAAACCGGTAGCGGAACTGCATATTCATTAGGCGCTTTACAATCTTATATTAATTTCTTTGACCAATTACAAAATAGTAGAACAGGTGGTATAAACACTACATACGAATTACAAACACAATTTAAATTGTATGGAATTCCAGCGGGTAATTATTACTTTCAACTAAAACAAAAACCTAATTTTGCATCACCAACTGTACAACCAACTGTAACTATCGACCCCGATAATACTACAAAATCTTATTTACAAATTACGCAAGTAAACCAAGCAGCTGATGGTAGAGTGATGGATATACCATCTAATATGCCGTATGGTACTAATGGAATTAAGCAAATTGATTTTATTACAGGCTTACAAAGAAAGTTTAATTTAGTAATATATCCTAATAAATCTAAAACAAATGAGTTCATTATTGAAACATTTAATAGTTGGTATAATAAAGGACAGATAAAGGATTTTAATAGATACATTAATTTAGATGATAAGATTGAAGTAATTCCAGCTAACAACTTAGCTGTAAACCAATTAAATTTTGGAGATACATTAGACCAAGATTACCTTTCACTACAATTTAGTAAAGCAGCAAATAGGGAATATGGTAAAATATATTATACTGATACAACAAACTTCTTCTCACAAGGTAAGTTTGAAGTTAAAACAACATTTGCATCTACACCATTAACCAGAATACCAGGAACAGGTTTAAGTGGTAGTGTTGGTGGATTTGCACCACCACCTGTTACATCTTATATGTTTGTTATGGGTAATAACGGATATTCAAGTCCATCTGCAGCTTGTAGTAACACATATTCATTTCAAACAATAGTATATGGCCAATATGGCAATCCGGATTTAAACACACAATTATTTACTGATTCTGCATTAACAACTCCATTCAATGGTGGATACCAATATTGGAAGTGGGGATTCCCGTATTACTATTCAAAAGTTACATCATTTATAGATTATGGTGGAAACGTTTATTCAACAACTACATGCCCTTAATATATGAGTCAGATAATTCCAATATACATACCAACCTACATATCAGATGCATCATTTAATCCATCTAGAGTTCTACCACGATTATTCTTTTATAATGGAATGGTTGAATGTGAACCATATTGGATAGAAAGCGGTTCAGCAGCTTTTGGTGGTGTAACTTATCAACAAGATGCATTTCCTTATTTTGACAACTATAATGTAGTAACAGGTAGTTTTCCAACTGAAGGTTCTTTATCATTATTATTTAATAACGAAGGTACTTCTTATGGAATTGTTCCATCAGGCTCACTTTATACAAACTATTGGGAAAAGTATATATCATTACTATACAATCCAAAAACGAGATTGCTTAATTGCTCTGCAATAATCCCTTTAGCTGATTATGTTAAAATGGAATTGAATGATATTGTAAACTTTAGAGGTAACTATTATCATCTTCGTGCAATAAATGATTATTCATTAAAAGATGGTACGTGTGATTTACAATTATTAGGTCCAATTATTTCAGATACATTCTTCCAAGCAACTGAAAATACTCCTGTTGTGACTAGTTGTTGTTCGCCAACAATTACATCAGCAACACAAAGTGGCTCATCAGTAGTATTAAACTTTACTTTAGGTGGTGGAGATACTTGTATAGATTGCGTTGCAACTACTGTACAAACATCTACCGATGGTATAAGTTGGGGTGGAAGTAATACAGCAGGGTGTACATCACCAAGAACATTATCAGTTCCGGCTGTAGCTACATATTATAGAATAATAACAAATTGTACGGGTGGTACGGAATCTTCACCATCAAACGTAGTATATTTTACTCCGGAGCCTGTTTATGTTTGGCATCAAATACAAAGTTGTGATGATGCATCTACATTAACAACAACATCGTATCTACAAAATACATTCTTTACAAATGATAGAGTAACATATGCTGGCAATGATTATACAATTGTAAACACATATGGTTCGAATCCAGGTGGAGCAAACGTATCAATAACAGCAACAGGTCAATATGGTTGTCCTACGGTTGAATGTAGAGATTACTCATACTACGCTTACGCAGGATGTACAATTTATTGGACTAATTGTGGTGGATTTGCACAATCAGCATTTGTGCCAGTAGGAAACACTTATAACTTATATTGTGTTAGAGAAGGAAGTACGAGTGGATGTGGTCCATTTACAGGTGGAGCATATTGTTAGTAACTGATAGATTAAAACTAAATTGTTATTGAATATATGATGAAAGGATTAATAGAAATGCTAAACGCTTCTAAATACTATGGTGTTTCAGATAGAGTTGAAATAGCAAAAGGAAAATATCAAATTCCAATCACCTGGAAAGATGGTTGGAGAAAATTAATTAGAGAAATATGGCTGAGAAGAAAGTCACAGTAAAAGTAGATATTGAAGCGGATACCGCTCCCACCATTGCCAATTTAAAAGCATTAAAGAGGCAGTTAAAGGAAACGGCAGCAGGTTCTGCTGAATTCAATAAGATATCGGCATCCATTCGTGACATGGATGATGCAATTAAAGATGCTTCTGCAACTTCGGATGATTTTGCCGGCTACTTAGAGAACGCATCAGGTCCATTAGGAGTATTAGGACAAGGATTAAGAAGTGCTCAAAAGAACTTCTCATCTTTTAATGCCGTACTAAAAGCATCAGTAATTGGTTTAATTGTAGCAGCAGTAGGTGGATTAGTTGCAGCATTTTCACAAAGTGAAGTTGCAATGAAGAAAATACAACCACTATTTATCGCATTCGAAAAGATATTGGGTGGTATATTCAGAGCATTTGAGCCTGTATTAGATGCCTTTATTGAAATGGCTACATCAGCATTACCATATATCACAAAGGGTATTGGTATGTTCTATTCGGGTCTATACTCTCTATTCACATTAGTAAAGAACGTAGGTGTATCGGTAGGTAAGATTCTTAAAGGTGTATTCACATTAGATTTTGATGCACTTAAAGAAGGTGCTGCAGGTATTAAAGATGCGTTTACAGGTGTTGCTAAAACCTTTGATGATACATACAAACGATTTGAATCAGGTACAAAGGAGCAAACTAAAACTGAAAAGGAAGAGTTAGATAAAAGAAATAAGAATGCAGGAGATGCAGCAGCTAAAAAGAAAGCAGCAGAAGAGAAAGCAGCAGCAGAAGCAGAGAAGTTAAGACAAGAAAACTTAAAGAAAGCTGAAGCAGCAAATGCAGTTGAATTAGAAGCATTCAAAGCTACACTTTCAGAAAGAGAAAAATCTGAATATGAAGCAGGATTAAAATTAGCAGAACAAAGAAAGGTATTAGCAGAAGCAGGTAGAACTGATATGACTGCTATTGAAGAGCAGTATCGTATTACACTTGCTGAAATAAAGAAGAAGTACGATGATGAAGAAGCTAAAAAGAAAGAAGAGAAAGATAAGAAGGATAAAGAAGATTTACTAAAGAAGCAAGCCGATGAAAGAGGTATCTTATTATCAGGCTTACAAAGTAAGTTAGAAGATTTAGATAGACAGAATCAGTTAGTAGAATTTGATTTCGAAGCTGATATAGCTCGTTTAGGAGAACAAAGAGCGATACTTGCTGAGCAAGAAGCATTAGAATTACAAAATACTGAACTTACTGAATTTCAGAAAACTGAAATCAGAAAGAAGTATGCAGATGCAAGAAAGGGAATAACTGACCAAGAGATAGCAACTGAAAGAGCAGCAAATGCAGCTAAGCATGAAATCAATATGGCATACTTAGGATTGTTTGAACAATTCGGAGGTGTGTTATCGCAAGTTGCAGGAAAGAATAAAGCATTGGCAATCGCTGGTGTAATTATACAACAGGCAGCATCTATTGGACAGATTATCGCATCAACGGGTATTGCTAACGCTAAAGCAGTAGCGGCATCACCATTAACATTCGGTATGCCGTGGGTAGCAATCAACTCCGTATCAGCAGGTTTATCAATTGCGGCATCCGTAGCAGGAGCAGTTAAATCAATATCAGAAATTAATAAAGCAGCATCTCAAGCGGGTGTAAGTGGTGGAGGTGGCGGAAGTGCCGCATCAGCACCATCGATTGCAGTACCGAGAGTTGCAGGAGCAGCCGCACCACAAATACAAACGGGTGGTGGTATGAATCCAAATACACAAATAGCTCAAACACTATCAGCAGCTCAAAAGCCTGTACGTGCTTATGTAGTGAGTGGAGATGTATCATCACAACAGGCATTAGATAGAAGAACGAGTAGAGCAGCTACCTTTACGGGTGGATAATAATTTTTAAATTTCTAATTGTTAATATATTATGAAAGATTTATTATACGAATTACGCATTGAAGATGATACCGATGAAGTTTTTGCTATTAGTTTAGTAGAATCTCCAGCGATAGAATCTGATTTCGTTTATTTCGATAAAGAAGCAGTTCAGTTTGCTAAAGTAGATACTGAACAAAAAATGCTATTAGGACCGATACTAATACCTGATAAAAAGATATTAAGAGTAGATGGTGAAGGACAACCATACCACGTATTTTTCACAAAGGATACAGTTAAGAAATTAGCTCAAAACTATTTGATGAAAAAATATACTGACAAAGCTACAATTGAGCATGACAAAAGTGTCAAAGGAGTTCATTTAGTAGAGAGTTGGGTTAAAGATGGTAAGTTAGACAAATCAAATAACTATGGTTTAAGTTTACCTGAAGGAACTTGGGTTGGTATGTTTAAGATTACTGATGAAAAGATTTGGAACGATTATGTTAAAACGGGTAAGGTACAAGGATTCAGTATAGAAGGATTATTCACTCATGCTTTAGTACATGCTTCTAAAATCGATTTAGAGAAGGATTTAGAGGAGCTAAGTGAAAATGAGGTGAATGTATTGCTTGGACAGATTAAAGCGATTATACGAAAGGATAAGCGATTTGGTAAGGGTGAAAGGATAGAGATGGAATCTTATTCCGATTATGGTAGTGGTATTTCTAATAACGCTAAGAAAGGAATTGATTTAAACGATAAGAATAATAATAAATGCGCTACTCCGGTAGGTAAAGTAAGAGCTCAGCAATTAGCAAAGGGTGAACCAATAAGTGTTGAAACCATAAAGAGAATGTACTCTTATTTGAGTAGAGCAGAAGAGTATTACGATGAAAGTGATATGAATGCCTGTGGAACTATCTCATATCTTTTATGGGGTGGTAAAGCAGGTTTAGCATGGAGTAGAAATAAATTAAGAGAATTGGGATTACTTACAGAGACTGAAGCTAATCCATCAATTCCTAATTCATCTTACCCAGGTGAAAAAGCAAAAGATATTGTATCACCTGCATTATTAGATTAATATGAATATTAATTCAGTACATAATAGAATTAAGCAGTTCTTTGCAGAAGAACAAACTATACCTGTTAGAAGATTAAGAAATTTAACTCTAGCTAATAAGAACGTACCATTTAAAATATGGGGTTCTACTTTAGAAGGTGATACCTATTCAGGCAGAGAAGTGTTTACATTCAACGGACCAAGCAGAAATCCTGGCGTTGGATATAACTACAATGCGTTAGGATATATGATTATGTATGATATGAGTAAGGGAGATTACAGAACGTTCGTCTATGACAACATAACGAAGTTAGAATTAAACGGAATAGTATATAACGTACAATAAAATTAAAAGATATGCCAGTAGATAAACCAAAAGCAGGAGAAAGTAGAGATAACTATTTAAATTACTGCATACCAATTGAGGTACAATCAGGTAAGGAAGTAGACCAAGCTGCAGCTATTTGTAATTCATATTACGATAAAGATAAGATGAGTAAGATAAAAGATACTACATCTAAAGTAATGGCTAGAGTATCTTATGATACTAAATACAAAGGAATCCATTTAGGACAGATTTTACCAAATGGTGAGTATGAATTTGAAGACCCATGTTGGGATGGATACGAACAATATGGTACAAAGGACATGGATGGTAGAGAAGTTCCTAATTGCATACCAATAGATGAAGAAAAATAATGGAAGCTAGATTATTACAATTAGAACTGAATATGGATTCAGCTAAACGAGATATCGAAGAACTTAAAGAGTTAGTAACAAACTTAACCTTTATGGTAAACCAATTGAATACAAGCATTAAAGATTTAATAGAGAGTAAATAAATCAGAGAATAACCAACCGAATGAAAGAACCCCACAACCAATTAAGGAAGTGGGGTTTCTTTTTATCAATCAACATGGCAACTATATATCTTTGTAATTCTTTGGTTTTAAATCTGCATCTAAAAGTAATGCTTTAAGTTCATTAAAGTGACCTGTATCGGACAATTCATATGCTCTACCTAAACATTGTTCAGCTTGCTGATACTGATAATCATCATCATCCAATAATCTATCTAACATTGTTTCTAATTCAGCATCATTATTATAGAACATTCCATTCTGATTAATTTCTCTATAATTGTCACACTCACCAAACAATACAGGACAGCCTTTCATCATAGCATCAGTTGCTGATAGTGACCATCCGTGATGATGTTCAACTGGCGTAACACAAACTCTGAAATTTGACAAGGAATTTAAGTATTCTTCTTTTGGTTTGTAATCGCATATAATCCAGCTCTCATCAAATCTACTACCATCAATGCCGGCTTGAGATACCCATAAAACAAAGTCCTGTCTTTTCTCTCTATACTTTTTAAGAAACTTATAGAACTTTGGCCATCCTTTGTAATCTGCTAATCGGTGATTAAACACAATTGCTTTCTTATTGAATGGAGTAGGAGCTTGGACTAAAGTATTAGAATCAGTATTTAAATAGAATGGCTGAATGATTTCATCTAACTTCATTAGAATATTGTCATTAAAGAATCTAGCTGCTTCTCTCATTACTGATTGCTTTTGAGTAAATGTATTTACATACAATCTTTCCATTTGCAATGTACCTAATATCTCATGCTCAAAGTTTAACCATCTATTTAGATTACTGATACCATTTGAGAAAGTAAATTCCCACCAATGACAATATCCAACGATTGGCTTGTTAGTAAATCTACCAACAGGCCAATCAGGTAAGTGTGAATAGACTACATCGTAATCTAATCCGCTTTGGAAATGCATAAGTTTAATTAAATCCAATGGTAAGTTATTACGCATCCAAATCATATTACCAGACATCTGAATAATATGTTGCTGAACATTTTCAAATTTAGCTAATCGCTTAACAGGTTCAGGCAGAGGAATATGCCAGAAGAACTCATCTCCTAACTTCTCTATGTGGTTATGCAGTACATCAATGAATGAGTCTGCTTCTATTTTTCTACTGTTTGTAATATTAGGGATTACTAATATCTTACGTTTACCATCTGTGGGGTTGTTCCAAAATTTCATATGTGCCATATTTTAAGTTATACAAATATAAGTATAATTTTTTAGATTTCCAAATAAAAAGCCCCCAAAGCAGAATGCAATGAGGGCTACAAAAAAGTTTTGTTTGGGATGGCACTCAACCAAACAATATATACAAAGTAGAGGGACACTGATTATAGTTTAACAATAAAGAATCAGTATTGATTAAGTCCCTCTTTCTTAGTAGATAACAAAGATAGGTAAAAAAATCTACAATTCCAAAGTTATTTTTTTAATCCTACTTTTTCCATCCATTCGATGGTCTGCCTGTTTCTCTCCATAAGCTCCTCATAACCTTTCTGAATGCTTTTGTAAATTGCCTGAAGTTCTTCATCTGTCTTAGTCATAGTGTTATTTCTTAGTTCATCTCTCATTACATAACAAATATACGCAATTCCCCTGAATAATCCAAGCAAAATCATTTAAATATTTTTTAATATTTTCGGCGGTTTGGAAAATCTTTATTATATTTAGTCATAGTGATATAAAGTATTATAAAGATTATTTGGTAATTCAAAATATTCTTCGTATATTTAATTTAACAAAAAATAAAAAAAGATGGCAACAAATCTAAAAAGAAAGTTACTTAGCAGGACTATCGGTAAGACCTCATATTGGTCTTTAAATAAACAAATGGTCAAATCCATTGGTTTAGAATCTACTCTAATTTTACAACACATTATTGATTTACAGGAAGCTTTTAAGAAAGATGAGATATTCCAATCTCAGCCTGATATGTCTAATGAATTAGGAATTAGTGAATATGCAGTAAAAAATAAAATAGCTGAGTTAAATAAATTAGGCTATATCAATGTAGTTAAAAAGGGTGTACCTTGTAAGAACTATTATAGTACAAACGATGATAAAATTATTGGTATTCTGGTCAACGGACTAGACCATACGAAATCAACGGACTTGCCAGTTGACAATGTTAGTGAGTATGAATCCAACGGACTAGACCATACGAAATCAACGGACTTGACAATATCAAATCAACCGACTAGTGATACCGAAATAGTATCCACTATTACTAATAATACAAACCAAGAATACGAGACTAATAATATAAAGACTAATAATACAAATACAGTAAGCATAGACACTATAAGGAATCACGATTATCAGACAGCTGAATATATGGAAAGACAATTTAAAGAATTAAATTTATTATAATATGAAAACTTGCAATCAATGTAATGAATCTAAATCTACTTCTGAATTTTATAAACGTTCAGCATCACCGGATGGTTTACAATTTAAATGTAAAGTGTGTTGTAAACAAATCAATACTAATTTCAGACAAACTAAACCTACCTATCAGGTTGACTGGCAAAGAACAAATAGAAAGAGATGGTCTGACTATGTTGTTGCATGGGGTAAAGTAAATAAAAACGCAGATGATTCTCGTTCAGCAATTTATTACATTATAAACCCAGAGAGAAAAGTATATGTAGGTTCTACTCAAACTTCTTTCAGTGCCAGAAAATCAGCACATAAAAAAGAATATAAAATAAACAATGGACTGATGCCTTACTTACATCATTCGTTTGACATGTATGGTTACGATAAGCATAAGTGGATTATAATGGATATGGCAGGTACTGATAGAGAAACTCTAAGAACAATAGAATACACAATGATAAACCACTTCAATAAATTAGGAATGAGCTTAAACAAAAGATTAAAATAAAACAAATGAGAAAAGATAAAAGCGATTACGCAATGATACAATTGCCAAAAGAAATGCATACAGCGTTAAAACAATATTGTACACATCACGGATTTACAATGTCCGGATTTGTATCAGCATTAATCAGACAAGCAATAGCAAATAAAAAAAGGTAAGTAATGAAAAGAATTAAAATAGGAGATTGGGTAGAGGCGCTGATATATACGCTCTCCTTTGGAACAGGTGAACACATAGCACTATGGATAGCGAGAACGTTCTTTAAATCGAATTCCTGTGGGTGCTGTGAGCGAAAGCAGTGGTTGAATAGATTAACAAATAAAGATTACAATGGTTATTGTGACCAAATTAAGTTATAATTAATGTATTACATTTATCATATACCAAAAGTTAAAGTAGGGTGTTCTATAAATCCTAAACGTAGAGTTAAAGCTCAGGGTTATACTGATTTTGAAATATTAGCTGAAGCAGTTGATAAATTTACAGCAGGCAATTTAGAAGCTCAATTTCAAAAGCAATATGGATATAAAGTTGATTGTGTTAAGTATTATCAAACCAACTATAAATCAATGGGGCATAAAGGTGGTGCTAAAACGCATGAATTAGGACATACAAAGAAGTTGCAAGAAATAGGTCATAAGATAGCTGCATCACTACCAAGAACTGAAGCACAAATGGAGCAGGCTAGAAAGGTACAAAAGATTGGTGCTAAAATAGCTTGGAGTAAACCTAGAAGTGAAGCACAAATGGAGCAGGCTAGAAAGGTTCAAAAAATAGGATGTGTATTAGGTGGAAGGGTAGCAGGAGCTATTGTAAAAGAAAAATTAAGAGTTCCTATTGCAGCATATAGAAAATCGGACAATTCTTATGTAGGAGAATATATTTCAGTAACGGATTGTGCTAGAGAACTTAACTTAATACCAAGCGATATATTTAATTGCTTAAATACAAACAAAACTCAAAAAACAACCAAAGGATATAAATTTATAAAACTAAAAAAACAATTATGAAAGCAGAAAAAGCAACATTAAATTTCGGTGAAACATTAAAACCAAACGTAGACCCAAAAGCGGTTTATCTTATTGACTTTTCAAAGTTAGAATCAGTAAATGATTTGATTTTGATTATCGGCTCCATGGGCATATCATTCTCACCAACTCATCCGCATTGGGAATTGGTAAGTAAGTTCGCCAATTTGGACAATCCTATTTATCCTAATCAGGGTATTCCTTTACAAAAGCCAGAAGAAATTAAATTACCTAAACTAAAACCAATTAAATAATGGAAGAATTGAAACCGGATGTAGCACAATCTAAATACCATCCATTATCATTGGAAGAGTTTCAGGAGTTAGATAGAACTGTATCATCGTTAGGTGCATATTTGCCAGAAAATCTAGCACCATATATTTGGAATACATTCAATCATCTAAGAAATGAAAACGAACCTCGTCCTTGTACGTGTGGTAGTGCAGGAGCACATTGGAAGAGAGCAGTTGATTATCTAACGGATTGGATAAAACAAAAGAAATAATGATAAGTGGAAGCATGTTAGTAGCCGAATGTAATAAGAGATTAGAAACTCTATGTAAAGACTCACATAATTGGTTACTCAATATGGCTTTAGCTGTAACTAGAGATAGAGATGCTGCAGATGATTTAGTGCAGGAACTCTATCTCTATCTCGCAGAAAAGTGTAATCCTGCAATCTTTTGGGGTAATAGTTACAACATTATGTATTGCCAACAATATTTGAAAACCCGTTGGATAAATAAATGTAAAAGAAACTCAAAGATTTTATTCAAAGAAGAAGTATATTCTGATGAAATTGACATACCTTATGATGAAGAAAGAGATATTGGTATTCAGCAAGCATTTGATGATGTGATGCATGAACTTAAACATTTAGAAACAACTAAGATGTGGCCAGCATCTCGTATCTTTCAGTTGTATTGGATGAGTGATAGAACTTTGGACTCAGTAGCAAAAGATATAAAGATAAGTAAATCAACAACGTTCTTAGCAGTTAAGAAAATAAGACAGCACTTAAAAGAAGTTATAAATAATCCATACATAGATGAGAGTAATAAATAAGTTATATGTTTAATAAAGGAAAGTGGAACGGACCTGAAGATAGAATATGTAGATATTGTGGAGACCCATTCCATGCTATTAGACCTGCATGGAGATGTAAAGCATGTCAAAGTAAATTACAAAAAGAATGTAATGAAAGGAGTAGGAGAGCAAGGAAAGAACAATACCCATTCGATACCTCAAATGGTGAAGCTAAAAGCAGATTTCGTAGAATATATAGAGAACTAAATAAGTGTGAGACTAGAGAAGAACTAACTGCACACTATGATAAGATGTTCAAAGAAATTGAAGAGTTAGGAATACTACAATGGATAATGGATAGAAGAGATGCGGAAACGGCTGAAGCAAAGAAAAGCAAATCAGTTAAAAGAATCAGAAATCAATATCCCGATACGAGAGGAATGACATGGGAAGAATATCAGAAGGGGCTGGGGGATGAAGAAGTCGATAGTTAAAAATTTTGATAGTGATAAGACAAGAAACATACCAAAGGATTGCGGACACATTCGGTACGGGATTAGGTGTAGCAGAGTGGGAAGGCGAGTTCTATCCACGCTATTCTAATCTAAGAAAGATACCAGATGAATTTAAAGTAGTGATTTTGACAAACCTTATAATAAGAGAAGAGATATATCAGCCAGTAATAAGAGAAGTATATAGACTAGAAACAAAGTATAAGAACAAAAGAATAAAGCAAAGCACAATATATGAGAAAGCTATTAACAACATTGTGGAAAGGGATAATCTCATTCTTCACTACTGATACAATGATAATCCTTATAGCATACCTGTTCCTACTATGGATACTATCATTTGGATTTGATATGCTATTGACAATATGGAAGGCACTGATTGGATAGTGTATATATGTATATATGTGTATATCAACTACAAAAGAATTCGACTATGTTATATTTAAATAATAGGAATTAATATGGGATTTACAAAAGGACATAAATTAGCAACGGGCAGACCCAAAGGCGCAATCAATCGTTCTACGGAGATGATGAAGCTGACAATTGCAAGAGCAGTAGATAATACACTCAATACATTATCAGCTGATTTAGAAAAGATTAGGAAGGAAGACCCGGAACGTGCAATAGAACTGGCACTTAAACTAATGGAGTTCACAATACCTAAATTGAGTAGGACAGAATTGAGAGGAGAGATAGAGCAAAGGATTCATACTATATCAGTAAACATAAATAAGAGTGGAAGTAACGATTAACACCACAGTCACATTTGAGAATCTATTAGAATCTAAAGCAAGAGTTAGTCAGCATATTGGTGGAACTCGTAGTGGTAAGACTTATGCAATACTCCAATTTCTCATTGTAATGGGGCTAGAATCGGCGCAAACTATAACAGTGGTGCGTAGAACCATTCCATCGCTTAAACGTACTATAATCAAAGATTTCACCGATATACTGAAAAGCTTAGGAGTGTGGGATGATATGGATTGGAACACAACTGACAGAACATATAAGTTAGGTGAAAGTATAGTTCAGTTTATTAATAGTGATGACCCGGAGAAGTTAAGAGGATTAAAGAGTGATATACTCTACATAGATGAAGCATCGGAATTAGATGAGGAAAGTTATTTTCAGTTAAGTATTCGTACAACAGGTAGAATCATACTATCATACAATCCAACGGTATCACCTTATCATTGGTTAAGAACTATGCAAGATTGCGATAGATACATAACTACATATAAGGATAACATATACTTGCCTATCGAAATGGTTAGAGCAATTGAAGAGTTACAATATAAGAATCCAAAGCAATGGACAATATATGGTAAAGGTGAGTTTGCTGCAAACGATAAAGCAATATACCAATTCGAAGTAGTAGAAGATTACGAAGGGGAGTTTGTGGCATTCGGATTAGACTGGGGATATTCGCAAGACCCTACTGCTGTTGTAGCAATCTATAAGAATGGAGATAACCTTTACTTAGAAGAGATACTATATGAGAAAGGATTAGTTCTAAAGGATATTGCGGATAAGCTAAATAAATTAGACATAACTAAATCGGAAGAGATATGGTGTGATAGTAGTGAGCCGAGAAGTATAGAAGAACTATACCGAATGGGATTCAATGCAAAGGCAGTTAAGAAAGGACCGGATAGTATTAAGTTTGGTATATCAGTAATGCAGAATCATAAGCTGCATGTACATAAGAAATCACAAAACCTCATCAACGAAATGTACGCCTATCAATACGCAACTGATAAGCATGGTTATATTACAGACACACCCGAAGGTGGATTAGACCACTTATTGGATGCTGCTCGTTATGTAGCAATGATGAAGTTAACACAAAAAGCAACAAACAAAGGAAAGTATGTCATCACAATTAGATAGTACACAAACGTGGAGTGCAGAAGAGATAAGAGATTTAATACTCTTTGCTCAATCACTAAGAGAAGAGAACGAAGATTTAAAAGCAAAGCTGATAGCAATGGATGCCTATGTAAAGAATGGTGATGCTAAAGTAAAACAATTAATGTTAATATTAAAACAAAACAATATATGGTAAGCGAATTAGAAATTAAAATACCCACATCTTATGCGGATATTACTTTAAAGAAGTGGATACAATTGCAGAAGGAATTGAAATCATATGAAGATGATGAAGAAGCAACTGTTGCTTTACTTCTTATGCACCTATGCAATCTACCCGCTGAGTACCTGAGAGGTTTAGCAGTAGATGATTACAATATGATTAAGAATGAGTTAGGTGCATTCTTAGGACAAACTGAATTAGAATTACAACAATTCATTTGGATAGATGGAGTAGAGTATGGATTCGAACCTAATTTATCAGAGATGAGTTATGGCGCATATTCGGACATTACTAAGTTTACTGATATTCAGATAGATGATAATTGGGCAAAGATAATGTCTATACTATACAGACCAGTAGATAAGAAAGTACTTAACAAATATTATAGTATAAAGCCATATAGTGGCAAAGTAGATTCTACTAAGTTTTTAGATTTAGGAATGCATATACACTTCGGGGCCCTTTTTTTTTTATTCAATTTATTAACGGACTTGCTGAAAGATACCCTGAAATCTACGATGGAGATGGAGCTTCCTCACAACATCAAGCCAATTTTGCAAAGAAGTGGGGCTCATATGCTACAATTGTTGAGCTCGCCGATGGGGACATTACCAAATTCGATAGGATTGTTGAAGAGCCGTTAGAGAAGTGTTTATTGTATTTAGCTTATAGAGCTGATAAATCTTTAATAGAAACTTTGATGCATAGAGAGAGTATTGCAAAAATGAATAGCCGTTAACAATTTCTTCCTTAGTAGTTGTTATTTAAATTAAACAATAGCATTAATGGGTAAATGGTCAAATAGTAGAAATGGTAATCTGCGTTATTCTGTCAATAGAGAGAATCAAAGCGGTATATACATAGGACCTACGTTAGGTCTAAGTTCGCCTAAGAACAGTAGAAGAGCATGTTTGTGTTTGGATTCGGACACATATGATGTAAAGTGTTGTAAAGGACATTTGATGCAGCAGGGTATTGGTGTAATCCAATCACCTGTAAGAACATTCGGTGGTGCATTTGACGATGGATACTCTGATGGATTCAACGTTGGTTCACCATTAAACCAATAAAATAAGATTTTAGAATATGCCATTAAATAAACAACAATTACTTCAGGAGAATAATACGAACTTTCCTAATAATAATGACCAGTTAATTACTCCTCAATTATTAAGAGAGTTCAATGCCGATATGATTGATTCCATGCAGTTAACACAAAGCATGGATGCTTACGCTGTATTAAGCGGTAGCAATTCTTTCATAGGTAATCAAAATATAGCAGGTAATTTAAACGTAACAGGTACTTTAACTGCCACTACAATACATACAATAACTGAATCAGCTTCAGTTATATTCTCATCAGGCAGTAACCAATTAGGAGATGAGTTAACTGACACACAAATACTTTCGGGTAGTGTTAAAGTAGTTGGTAGCCTTACTGTTAACGGATTTCCTGTATTTACAGGTAGTGTGAATGTTGATACAGGAAGCCTTGTAACAACCGCATCATTCAACGCATATACGCAGAGTAATAACCAAAGGGTTACTTCATTAGAAGCAAATACAGCAAGTGTAAATACTTCTATAAGTAATTTAAACTCATTTACTGCATCTCAAAGTGCACTCAATGGAACATTTGCAACGACTGGTAGTAATACATTTACAGGCAATCAAACAATAGATAAAACAAAAGCATTATATACAAATGCTTTATATTGGACTAGTAGTGAGGTTGGATATACTAATTTAGAAATCATAAACCAAGGTGGAGGTAATTTAGATTTTGCTTCTCTTAATGGTGGTAGAATGAGAATTGTTAATACTCCATTAATTTTGACTGGAAGTGCATTAACATCATCTAATGATATTAGTACATCAGCTAATATATACGCAGCTAACTTAACAGGTAGTGCAATCAATACAGGCAGTTTAGTAACAACGGCTTCGTTTAACGCATATACTCAATCAAACGATACAATAGTTAGTTCATTGGTAATAACTACCAATGCTCAACAAATATTAATAGGTAATTTAAACGTAGCAACTGCTAGTTTATTTACATCGGCAAGTAACGCATTAGTAACTGCATCTTTAAGTGGACAAACATTAACATTTAGAAAAGGTGATAATAGCACATTTGCTGTTACTATACCTGATGTAAGTGGTAGTGATATATCTGCATTGAATGCTTTTACCGCATCACAATTACAAATCAATAGTGGATATAATACATTCACACAATCAATACAAGCTGAAGTAGATAGCTTACAAGCAGCAACTTCATCTTACGCAATTAGTGCAAGTGTAGCAGCAGTAGATGCGGCACAACAAGCACAAATAAATTCGTTGATAAACGCTACATCCTCTTACGCAAATTCTGCATCATTTGCAGCATCACAATTAGCACAAGATGGTAGAATAGATGGGTTATCAGCACAAACATCTTCATATGTAACTGAAAGTGAAACTGCATCTTTCGCAAGAACAAATGTAGATAACAACTTTACAGCAAACCAAACGTTTACAAACATAACGGCAGTATCTGCATCATTTACATATGTTCAAACCACATATGAAACGAGTTCAGTAATATATTCATCTGGCTCTAATCAATTTGGTGATGAACTAAGTGATGTTCAAACTTTAAGTGGAAGTGTGAAGGTGCAAGGTTCATTGACTGTTAATGGTACGCCTGTATTAACCTCATCGGTTGATATTAGTGGATTAGTAACAACTGCTTCATTCAACGCATATACACAATCAAATGACCAAAGAGTAAGTTCTTTGGAAACGAATAGTGCAAGTGTAAATATATCGATTACAAATGTAAACTCTGCAACAGCAAGTTTGTTCACATCTGTAAACAATTTAAATACATTCACACAAAGTGCACAAACATCTATAAACGCTTTAAATGCAGCAACATCATCTTATGTAAGTTCAGCAATAACTGCAAGTTCATTAGTAACTGCTTCATTTGATAATGGAACTCGTAACTTAACATTCACAAAAGGAGATGCATCTACATTTAGTGTAAACATCCCTGATGTTAGTGGTAGTACGGGTAACTTCGCTACAACTGGTAGTAACACATTTAGAGGAACACAAACTATTGAAACCGGAGACCTATTAATGGGTAATGGATTTCGTATCAACGCACCATCAGGCAACATTACAAACTTATCTGCAGAAACCACAATTCAATTTATAACAGAAGGAACGGCAGGACCTGGTGGAACTAATGATATTAAATTTTACAATAGAGTAACAGGTAGTTCAATTTCATTCATAAACGAACAAGCCGGCGCTGGTAATGAAATATACTTTGAAGGAGGTAAATTAGATTTTAATATAGCACCTCGTTCAGGTTCGACTGGTATAGTAACATTTAGAAATAATGTAGCATCAATAGATGCATCATCAACACCAATAACTGCATCAGCATTTAAAGCAGGAGTAGGTGGTATTGATTCAACAGGTGCTTTAACAGCATCTTTACAACAAGGATACGCTTGGGTAGGTAATAGTAGTGGTGTTTCTACATTAGTAGCAACCTCTTCTTTTGGAACAACAATCAATACAGGCTCATTCGCTACAACTGGCAGCAACACATTCATCGGTACACAAACGATTAGTGGAAGTGTATTACCATTAGTAGATGGACAAGGTGATTTAGGAACTGATTCTTTAAAATGGAATTCGGTAGTTGTAAACGGACAAGTTAAAGGTAGTTCAGTAAACGGAAGTGGTAGAAATAATTTAGGAACAGTTCTAATTGGTGATGAAACATTCCCATTAAGTTTCCTAAGTGCAAGAGAAATAGTTGGTGATGGTAGTGGAGCAGATACACATATGTACTATGGTACAGGCTCAGCAACCGATGCATTAAGAGAATTTGTTTACGCACCATCAGGTAGTAACGCAAACTTTACTGAAGTATCCCAATCATTTGATAGTAGAATAAATGGTATAGTTACCGGAACAGGCTTTGCTACAACAGGCTCTAATACATTTACTGGCAATCAAACTATATCAACTGCAGGTAATAGTCAATTGACTCTTATAGCACAACCTGGTTTCCAAACCAATGTTGAATTTCAATCTGAAAACTCTAACTTCCAAGCATATGGAGATTTCCGTATTAACAATAACGGACAATTCGGTGGAAGTGGTAGTGTAAAGATGTTGGTGAAAGATAATTTTATCGAATATGCAGCAGACCAAGGTTTCCGATTTGGTGTGACTAATGGTATTGGTAACGCTATCGATAATAGTGGATTTGTAACTATAAATGTTCCATCTGGTAGCCAACAATTCCAATTGACTGGAAGTTTAGTTGTATCAAATACTTTAACTGCTTCATTACAAGAAGGATACGCTTGGGTAGGTGATAGTAATAATAGAAGTGTATTAGTAGCAACATCATCATTTGGTGGTGCAATAGATACAGGTAGTTTCGCAACATTGGGAGCTAATACATTCTCAGGCACTCAAACAATACAAGATGCTAATTTAACTATATCAAATACTGGTAGTGCATTTTGGACAATGAATGGAGCTACGCAGAATAACATATTATTCAATTCTCCATCTACACAATTCACTTCATATGGTGCATTTATTTTTAATAATAATGGTAGTGCAGGTGGTTCAGGTAGTTTACAATTTACTGCAACATCTGCAAGTGCAAATTTCTATACAAGAGATGGATTTATATTCGGAAGAGCTGAACCTTCGCCAGTAGGTAACGGATTTGTTAGAATGAATACCATATCAGGTAGTTTAGTTTTAGCACCATCTGGATTTAATAATACTGCAGCTTCTTTATTACATCTATCTTCTTCGTCTAATACTAACAACGTTAACTTAATCTTTAAGAATAATAATACTGCCGCTGATACAATCATATCAGGTAGTGGTAATATATTTAGTAACCCTGCGGCACCAACTGCAGGATTTAAGAGATATATGACTGGTGGTAATATAGCAGTTGCAGGACAAGGTTCTGCTATTCCACAAATATCAGGCTCTATGGCTTGGTCACCTACTATTGCAAATAACGTATTCGCAGTATCTGGTACACCAATAACTTGGAGAGGACCTGTTTCTGCATCAGCATCTAACTTTAACAATAACGTATTCGCAGGTGGACAAGTTTTATTAGGCGTATCGGCAGTAAACAATTTTGAAAAGCAAACGAATGGAACTAATATTTCAGCAAACTTTTTAGCAGGTACTATACAGGCAGTAGCATTTAAAACTCCTTTATCAGCATCTGTTGTTATGAGTAATAATATGATTGGTGGAGGAGCTGTACTAAGTATGGATAGTTCATCTATCAGTTTTAGTGGTAATAGTGTTCAGGGGCAATTGACTGTAAACAACTCATACTTCCCATCTACACTCAATACAAACGCTTCATTAGGTGTTAATGGTGGATTATCCATTGGTCAACATTTCGTATACGGGTCAGGCTCTAACGCAACGTTTACCGCTCCTAGAGTTGTTTCCAATAATGTAATGCTGGGTGCTCAAAACGTTATATCAGCATCACTTAATGGTGATAACACTAACGTTGTTGCCACATCCTTAATCGGACAAGGATTAGTTGCGCTTGGTACTAATAGTAGACAAGTTGCAAACCTAATGTCAGATTATGGTACTGTATTTGTTGGTAGATTTAATAAAGAAGGTTTAGGATTTAATACAACTGCTGAAACTGTTTTTGCAGTAGGTACGGGTACATCAGGTAGTGCAGGAATAACAAGAAAGACAGCATTCTTAATTGATTCAGGCTCTAACACATTTATTGAAGGTACATTAAACGTAAGTGGAAGTACAACTTTAAGTGGAAGTTTATATATCCAAAGTGGTAGTACTTTACCATCAGCAACAGGTAGTTCTATATTAACTTGGAACTCAGCGACCGGACAAGTATCACAATCACCAATGGCAACGTTAATTTCCTCATCATTTAGTGTAGGAGCATTTAACTCAACTATAACACAAAGTGGAAGTGCAGCAGTATCACAATCGATGACATTTAATAATACTGATATATCAAATGGTGTATCAATAGTATCTAACTCACAAATTACATTAGCAAATACTGGAACATACAACATACAATTCTCAGCACAATTATTAGCAGGTACAGGAGCAGATACAATATGGATTTGGTTAAAGAAAAACGGAACTAATGTTTCTAATACCGGAACTAAATTAGTATTAGCAAATAATGAAGCATCAGTAGCAGCTTGGAACTTTGTTGTTCCTGCAGTTGCAACGGATTACTTTGAATTGGTATGGCAAAGTTTAGATGGACATGCCACCCTATTAACTGAAGCCGCAGCTGGTAATTATCCGTCAATACCTTCCGTAATCGTAACAGTTACACAAGTAGAATAAAAAAAATTACAACTTTTGAAATCGAAGTTGTTATATATTATATAATTTAGAAAAACAAAAAAATTATGAACGCTAAAAAAGTATTAGGTAAGATATTAAGTTTATTATC